CCATCAGCACCCGCCGGGCCTGTAGCGCCTGTATCTCCCTGTGGTCCTGTTGCACCCGTAGCCCCTGTAGCGCCAGTTGCACCAGTTGCCCCAGTAGCTCCTGTAGCTCCTGTAGGAATGCCAAATGTTATTACTTTCGTAGAAGAGTTATATGAAGCTGTAGCAGAGACACCTTCGCCCAGCGTTGTCGCTGAAGCAGTTAGTGCGTTATTAAAATTAGTAGCTTCATTAGCTGCATCTGTTGCGCTAGCAGCCGCTTCTGCAGCTGACGCAGCAGCCTCACTTGCTTTTGTAGTAGCAGTCTGAGCGTATTGTGCTACCTGAGACGCATAAGCATCTGTAGAGGCATCACCTGAACCACCATCGCCACGGTAAATTGGCATAGACTACTCCTACAAAAACAAACAAAAAAAGGAAAAGGGACTCCGAAGAGTCCCCTTAGAGGTTATCTTAAGCAGGAACTGCCAAGACAAAACCGGCTTCTGGACGGTAAGTTTGAACACCGTACAGAGTGTCAGCCGTGTACAGAGTAGAGAGATACTCTTGTTTGTACTGGGTCTGAGAACGTACAGCCATCTGCTCTGCCATTACAAGGGCGTCCTTGTGGAAGAACAAAGCACCACGCGAAGCTACACCGCTAGCAGCACCGTTTTGAGCCGCAGTTTCCAGAGTTGGGCAGTTGCTAGACACGTAGATATCAATGCCATACACGTTACCAATCAAGCCAGTACCTACGGTACGTCCGTCACGGAAGTCAGAAGACACGTAACGCTCAATGCCTGTCAAAGTATTCTTAAGAACAGGCGGAATAACCAACACGCGGTTTTCCATAGGAACGTCATTATCGTCCATCTTCTGAATCATGTCGCGGAAAAACGCATCGGTAAATACGTCAGCCGCAAGCATCGTGTCATCAGTAAACGCCGTGGTAGTAGTTCCAGCGTCGTTGAACCAAGTGGAACCTTCCCAAGCAGCACCATCAGTCGGGTTATCAGTGCGTGTACCCGTGCCAAAACCAGTAGCAGCGTTCATCAGGTCAGTGTCTACCTTCAGAGCAAGCTGGTAGCCAGCGTCTTCGGTGTAGAACTGTCGCAGAGAAGACAGAGCCTGTACTTCTACGATGTCCTCGATCAGACGTGAGTACTCAAAGTGACGGTCTACAGTGACAGTCAATTCTGTCTCAAGGTTAGCCTGAATCGTAACTGCAGCAGCTTCTGCCTTAGCAGATGCAGCACCACGAACGGGCTTAGGGATGTGAATAACGTCACCCTTCTTGCCAGACATCGACAGACGCTTGACAAGGGGAGCCATTTTCAGGTTCTTTTGGTAAGCAGCAATGATCTCATCACTCCAGATTTCTGGAATGAAAGTACCAGCTGCGGTTTTGTCTACAAATCCATTAGCTAATGGATAAGCACCAGAGGTTTCATCAGCCATAATAATTCTCCTTTAGGCTATTTGACCCTCTTCTCTGCATAGGCTGCCATGATTTCAGGCTGTAGTGCCATGTAGCGATCAGGGTCGGTTTGCATAAGTTTAATAATGTCAGCACGACGATAAACTTTCTTGCGTGATCCCTCTGCTGTTCCGCGAGCGTTGCCTGTGTTTGCTGACTTAACTGCACTCTTACGCGCCACAAGCTCTGCCTGGGCTGTCTGCTTAACGGCTTGATTACGGTCTTTCCAGAGCGTAAACAGTTCGTCAGCAGCATCGTAGTCGTACATTTGGTCAGCCTGAACAAACAACTGTGTTCTGACCTTTGACCCTTTAATCCACTCAGCAAACTTAGGATCCTGTAGTACAGATTCCATATCGGGATGCTGTCGTTGAAGTTGTGCTAACGTTGACTGTTTTTTGTACTGCTCAGTATACGCTTGCGCTTCTTTGATTCTCGGGTGATTGTCTATAGCTCGACTAACAGCGGTTTTGGGATCAACAAAAAAATCTACATCATCTTCATCGCCTTGATATTGCTGTTGTTGAGGTGCTTGTTGTGTTGAGAGTTGAGTCTGGATGTAGTTATCAACAACTTTTCTTAGCTCTCCAACTTCCGTACTCTGTTTGCCTGAAAACTTCTCAAGCTCTTGGTGCATCTGTACAAGATCTTCGACAGACTTACCACGATACTTTTCTGGAATGTTTGATACTTCTTGAGGTTGTTCCGCTTCGGGAGTCTCTACAGTATCCTGCTCTAGTTGATCTAACTCTTCTTCCTGACGCTCATCAATTAATGTTGCTCGTGACATTTCTAAACTTACCCCGCCTGTAAAGGTTATGGAGAAATAAAATGGGAGTTACCTCTATTGAGATTCCCTGCTCTTTTGCCCAGCTTTCTCGTGTTCTCTTACCCATTTCATGTGCCGTCCAGGAAAATCCCCTGATGATCCATCTAGGATATGCTGAGTAGCTGAGACAATTTTTGTAGCGTTAGCTCCACATCTGCACCTACTAGAAGTAGTGCTACCGTCTACAAATTCTTCAAATGTATGTCCATTAGTACAACGAAAATCAAATACTTTAATCATCTTCTTCAGAAGGCTTACTAGCTTCCTCGTAATTAGTGTTAACAATAGTTTCCATGTTTAGTAAGTGGGCTAATACGTTTAGTTGACCCTTACGAAAAAACATATCGTTAACATCTTTAGTTGCTTCTACGCTGTTAATTTGCACGGCATTGTTAGCAAACTCTTTTATTAACTGTTTCCAACCATCTGTAATAAAAAGACTAAAGTAATTGTCGTAGTACTCTTGTGTTTCTTGGTCCATTGCCACTCCCTATTTTACATATACTAATTAGAAATATAAACAGATTTTTTAATAATTATTTTTTAGCTGTTTTTCATACTGCCCTTAGTTCTTCCATTGATACTACCCATTGCTTAGGTATAACTATCTCTGCATCTCCTTCTGTAATTTTACCGTCGTCCACTAACAGATGAGGACAGATAATTACTTTTTCCTCGTCATCAACTAAAACAGCACCGCAAGAAACAGCAATAGCTACTTTGCCTTGTACAAGTTCACTTAACTCACGCCAACCTAAGTTAGATCCTCCTTGAGCGTCTTTCCATACAACTTTATATAGCTTTACCATTTTACTTTATCTGCCCAATAAGCTGCAGAACACTTACCTTTAGCAATGTTTTTGGCGTGTCTAGCCTTGAACGACTTGCGCCTAGCTTTCTCTTTAGCGGTCTTAGGGTTTTTTCCAGCGCCGCTAACACCCTGTTGCCCAAAGCGGATAGTCTTTACACTACCGTCTGCACATTTGGCTACAACCACATGAGACTTCGTTGGGTGATTAGGAGTCCTCTTCGGCTTGTTGTACCCGCTTACTCCTGCCCTTTCCAGTCGTGGGTCCTTTGGCATTAGAGAACTCCTTCTGGTGCAGAGCCGACATTTGGGCCTCTAGGTCCGCGACCTTGGCTTCCAGCGTTTCCAATTTGTGGAAGTGCTCCTCGAACGCTAAATTGATCTGTTTGATCAGGCTGTTCATTTCGTTTTGTGTCATTAGCATTTTGACGTTTTCCTTGTATTTGTCGTTCTTTCAAAAGGGCATCTGCTACTTTAAGTCTTCGCTCAAACTCTTTGTCTTCCTGATCTCCTTCCTTAAGATTGCGGGTAATGGCATTAATTTTTTCTATTTGCAACTCTTCTGGAGCCAGTTGCGTTTCAATAGCGTACTTCTGCGCTCTTGCCTGAGATTCTGCGGCTTGAGCATTAAGAACTGCTGTCTGACTCTGCTGGAACTCCATTTGAGCCTGCTGCGCCATCATAGCCATTTGCTGAGCCTGTGGATCCGGTTGTGAAGCTTTCTGCATCGTAGCAATAAGCTCATCACGGTTAGACAGATTCATGTTGTCAATGATGCTCTGGATCAATACAGGGTACAGCGGACTATCTTGTTTCATCGTTTGCAGCAGCTGTACAAGCTGAGTTACTTCGTACTCACGAGCAATAATACCTAGAGTAGAAGTAGCGTTAAACTTGTAGTCAGCTACGGGGTAATTCTCAGGATCAAACTGCATATACCGATGTGCAGCCTTGGTAACAAACGGCAGCAAGAATGACTGTTGGAAGTTTATAAGGGTGCGCTTATGTCTCTTAATGATAGCCCCAAGAGACATAGAGATCCCAGCAGCAGTAGCTTCGCCATTGACCTGTCCAGCGATCCCTGCTGAGTCCACAGCGCCTGTCGCTTGTTGTACCATCTGTTGAAGCGCCTGAGCTTGTGCAAAAGTAATCTGACCAACTTGCCCAAAATTGAACGGCTGTAAAACTTCACGAGGATCTCCATTGGTAAGAATCATCTTGCCCGGACGCACTTCAGGCTTAGCGCCTCTTGGGAGCCTAGTTGCGTCAATAGCAAGCATCGGGTGAATAGTAAGTGACAGTGCGTCAATACGGGCGCGTAACTCTGTATCCAACGCTTTCTGAGAGTTGTAACCTTTTTCACATACGCCACGACCCCAGAATCTTCCTGGCACTACGTCCCAAGGGAAAGCTACTACAGGTCTGTCGCCCATCATGTACGGATTAACCTCTGCTTTAAGCAAAGTGCCTCCGTTAGCAATAACAACAATGGCCTCTACGTACATAGAGTCAGAGTCTACTTCTACGCCTTCAGCCTCTAAAAGTTCACGAGGAACCAGCCCGTAGTACTTTGTAAGACGTACTTTGTCATCGTTGTAAATAGTGAGATCTTGATCTGGCTCCAAGTCTGTATCAGGGGCTGCAGATTCAATGTACGCTTCACGGTAGACTCCTTGCTCTTGCAAAAGCTCTACAGAGTGCTTTGACACAAACTCGTCAACAGCTACGCCCATGGCTTCTTCTACGCTTGTAGCTACAGGATCAATTAAAAAGTTTTGAGGCATTACTGGCTTAAGCTTAACAACAACTCTATCAGTAATGTTAACCCCTACTGCAGTCAAGTCTCCGCCCATAACAGGCTGAGTAGCGGGAGTCATTTCCTTAATTTCTTCAATTACGATTTCACCAATACCTATGCCAAAGACTGCTGAGTTAATAAGACACTCGGCTACAGCCTTACGCACTTTGCACATCTCAAAGTCTTCAGTAAGCTTATTGCGCAAATACTGAATGTCTTGACGGTTTTGATCGTTCATGTCATCGCTGATGTCGAACCACTTACCACGACCAAAAGTAGCTTCTTCTAGTTCTGCTACGTTAGACTCTACAGCCTGCTGCAGTGCAGGAGAAATAATCCTAGAGCGTTCTGAGGCTCTATCTGAATCTGCAGGATCCCACTGTCCCCGCCAGAGTCGATAGTACTCTTCAAATTTTGCTTCGTAGTTTGACTCGTAGTGGTCACGCCAGTTCTCACATTTAGTCATTACCCAATCTTCTAGAGATTCCTCAATCATCAGAGGATCTGGACTCAAGATTTCGTCTGCCATAGTAATTTCCTTAAATTAAAGCTACGCTGTAGCCCATAGTAAAAAATACTACGGCAGAGATAGCGTAAATGCCATAAGTGTTGAACTTTCTAAAAACTCTTTCGGTCATAAATCTAATTCTTTTTTAAGTTTATCAAGCTCATCTTTGAATTTTGTTCCGTAAAATCCACGCTCAACTAACCTTTGAGTAGGCCATTGCCGATTAGTTGACACTGAAGCATTTTTGTTAGCCAATAAATAATGCCCAATAATTTGATCTAGCCTTGAAACTTTTACATAATTTTCAAATGATCTTTTTTGCTCATTTGGAATATTATTATTGTTGGTAACCTCTTGGGCATAAGAATCTTTTAGCCAGCGCAAAACCCCCGGATCGGAAATTGCTGTTTTATATAACCGATCTGCCCTTTCAGGGTCTATGTCTTTTAACAAATGAATGCCCTCGCCTATAAGCATTTCTCGCTCATAATTTTTTCCGGTATTTGGGTCATTTTTAAATTTTTTATGGTTTATATAAATTTTTGGCTTTCCCGTGGGAGAGTCTTCGCTAAGTTTTGTTTCGCCCCATCTGAAATCACCTTCTTTAAATTCAGCAGCAGACTCTTCATCAGTTGCTTTATACTCTTCTATAAGTTTATAGAATTTATCTTTAAAAGTTTCTTCTGCCATATTAGTATCCTGCTACAACGTCCATAACTTCGTGATTGTCAACCTCAAAATCATAGTGGTACGCTACTTGCGCCAACTGATCTACGTAAGCCAGTGCGTCAACCAAGTCATCGTGAGTTAATGGATCTGGAAACTGAAACAACTGATCCAAGAATCGACTGTTCCACTCTCCTTTGTTTAGTGTTACAAAGCCGTTTTCAAAGCGACCTTGAAGCGCCCACATAACTCTGTCAGTCTTTTTCTTGTTGCCGTGAGTTAACTCCTCTACTCTAAAAAACCGCCCGTAACGCTTCATTAAATCTGTTAGCGGAGACATTACTGCCTGCTTTGCTATTCCTCTTTCAATACCAACGCTAATTGGCCTGTAGTCTCTGACGGCCTGAAATATCTTGGAGGCAGTCTCGTCAAGGCTCCACCGCCCATATATAATGTTATCAACGTACCAACCATCAGGACTAACTTTAACAATAGAGATTGCTGTTTCATCGAGCTTAGTATTCTTTGTCCGTTTCTTGTTTACTTCTTCAAAGCCAGCCAAGTCAACAGCTATGTAATAATCACCTGCTTCTGGTTCCTCTCCAAACTGCACCCAGTCTTCTTTAAACATCTCAGAGCCTCTGGCTTCAAACGACGCCATAAACTCCTGGCGAAACGCATAAGACGACATAGACTTTTTAGCCATGTCAATTTCTTCTGAGTCCAGCAAAGGGTTATCGTAAGACGTAAAGTGCCACCCTTTGTACGTTTCGTCTGACCCTAGCTCTGCGTACTTGTACAGTTCGTAAAAATGGTTTCTGCCCATAGGCGTACCTATAAACATTGCCTGCCCTTTCTGGTCTGCAAGTGCTGGACGGAGGATTTGCTCCCATACCTCAGGCTTCATGTCTGCGTACTCGTCCATCACAAGAAACTTCAAGGACACGCCACGCATTGTCTCAGGTCTATCAGCGCCCTTGAGACTAATCGTGGCTCCGTTGACCAACCTGATCTGCAGATTATTAATATGTGATCCTGCAATCACAGGGTGTCCTAGCTCTAGCAGGGTTTGCCACATAATGTCACGGGCTTGTCCCTGCGTAGGCGCAACGTAAAAAACTTGACCTTTATCGGTCTGGAGCGCATTAATAATGAGCATCCATGCAGCAAGACGAGACTTCCCTGTTCGTCGCCCTGCCGCTACTACTTTGAACCGTGTAGGATCAGAGTAGACTTCCTGCTGCCAAGGCAACAGTTGTACATTGAGATCAGTCACAGGTTACAGTCGTTCCGCCTGCTCCGTCACTGGTTACTGAACAAATTACATTAGGCACGTTAGCCATGATGTTTTGGATAGACGCTGTGTAATCAGACCAAACAGAGCTGTACAAAGAGTTGTTGCTCGCATTTGTTTCTACTAAAGCATCAAAGCCCGCAGTGCCTAGAGTCACGTTAGATTCAAACCCAGCAGTGCCTAGCGTTACAGCACCGTTAATTCCTGCCGTGCCTAGATCAACCATGCCGTTAACAAAGGGCGTGTAGTCTACGTTACCCATAGCGGTAAAGCCCGCGCTAGAAATATCAGCAAAGCTTCCGTACAGTGCCTGCTCAGTTTGTGCGTCAGCAGTCACCCTAGCAATATCAACCTTGCTATTGTAACGAGCCATAGTCTTAGCCGAGTCTGACTGCATCCACATCATGCCAAGAGAAGTCACAGGAGACGCTAATACAGACGCCCATTGAATAGCCTCAGACTGCTGTGGAAGCGGTTGAGCGTTAGGAGTGCTTGTAAGCGCCAAAGCCATTACAGCAGCACTAGCAGCCTGTCCGTCGCCACTAGATGCAATCTTAGACAAAGCCTCAAACTTAGCTTGTACTGCTCTTGCGTTAGCCTCCGCAGTCTTTTGTACTGCATCGTAGTACTGAGAAGTGCTTGATGCACACCCTGTTAAAAATACAAGTACCGCTAATAAAGCTAGTCTCATGTTAACTCCCGTTAAAGTTTACAAAGGTTGGGGCTTGCTCTATTAAGTCAAACGTTACAACAAACTCCATGTCTCCTGCTGATGTTGTGTACGCCTTGATAGCGTCACCCGCTTGAAGAACAAACACTGCGTTACCGTCAATTAACAAAAAGTCTTTAGCTGATACGTTACCACCGCCTAAAATATCTACACGGGTTCCGTCAGCTTTGTCTACGTAGATTCCAGCACCGTTAGTAGAGCCACCTAGATTACTAATAAAGAGCATATTCCAGTACGCTACGTAACCATTAGGAACAGTAACCATAGTGGCTACATCTGTAGTTGTAACGTTAGTATTTCTTGTGTACAACATAGTTAGTAAGTCCACACTACGGGTGCAGTGCCCCGAGTATCTAGGTGAATAAAAGTACCAGCGATCCCTATGCCAGTAAAACCGTGATCTAAGGCTGCTTTTATTAACGAATACCGATGAGCAGAATTAGTCATCTTAATATCTGCTGCTATGCCTTGCGCGTGAGTCCCCGGAATCTCTTTTACCGCCTCTAACGGGTGACTAGGGCTTCTGTATCCGCTGGTAATAACAAAAGGAAAGCCGCAGTAGTCTCTGAGGTTGTCTAACTTTTCTAAAAACTCAGGTTCCATGCGGTTTTCACCTGTGTGCGTACAGTCAAACTCTGACAATTTGAAGTGTCTCACCCCTTCAGAAACTTCCCAAACATACTACGGGCTTGTGACAAAGAGGTGCGCTCGTCGTACTGCTTCTCTGCTTCTTCCATAATCTTCTGGAGATTGTCTGCTCCGATTACTTCTACGGCCTTAGCAGTAAACACAAACTCACCATCAGACAGCTTAGCGTCAATAGAGTCTGAAGTGCCTGTGCCTTCTCCTTCTACTTCACCGCCTTCCTCGTAACTTTCAAC